CCGTGCTGCGGTCAACCTTGCCACCTGCACCGAGGAGGGCGCGGGTAACTGCTTGCGCATCGTTTAAACGCTCGGCGGTGAGGATTGGAGATACAACCTCCGCACCGTTGACGGAGCCATCCATAACTGCGCTCCATGACGTGTGCAGCCCGTGAGGGCGAGCCTCCACGCACTCAACGCCTGCAGCGTTGAGCACGCGAGATGCCTGCGCAACCGAGATGCCTGCGACCTCTAGTTCAAGCCCGAAAGTGTGGCTCATGAGTTCACCTGCATTGTGTTTAAACACGCTGGACATATTGGAGCGCCGAGGCGGTCAAGCGTTGCACGAGATACGCGCACGATATATGAGTCGCGCTCGCATGCTGCGCGGATGAGGCGGGTGGATTGTTTAGGCGCTACCTCAACCTCTAACCGAGCGTGAGGATAGGCTCCGAGCGTTGCGAGCGTGTCCACTGCCCATGAGGGCAGGCTGCCCAATTCGGGAGCAACCTGCGGAGCAGCGTTGCGCCATTGTGAGCCATGAGCCATTGCAAGCAGTGGCAGTACGAGGCGAGCCACGCGCTGCGCATCGTCAACGGTTGGCGAGATGAAAATCTCGGCGGTGAAATCCTCCGAGGCGGTTGGAGGCACAATTGCTGCCTCTGCAGCCTTGCGACCAGTCTTGGGAGGAAATCCGCAAGACAAGCGGATTGCTGCCTCCTCGGCGTTGTTTAAACGTCCAGCGATATGAGGGCGTGCAGCGATTGCAAGTGCTGCGAGCCATTGTTCACGGTTGTGCATGGTGGTGCTCCAGTCGGTTTAAACGCTGCCCTATTGCAGCGTGCTAGAAGCATGATTGCCTATGAAAGTGAACGCAAGGTGAACGCAAGGTGAACGGGAGATGAACTCTTTTGTTCCACATTGTGAGATGAGGAGCACGCTTGCTGCGGGGTGCGGCGCGATTGAGGAGCGCGAGCAGAGTTGTCGCAGCCTGCACCGATAGCGCTGCTCCAGCCCTAGCCCTGCCTGCTCACTGCTGCTGCCTGCTTGCATTGCTTGCTAGTAGGGCAGAGATTGCGGGGTCAGCGACCCCAGGGTTTTAAATATGCGTGTGTGTATGTGTATGTGTATGCACCCACATAACTTTGATAGGTGTCGTCATGTGTGCGCTGACCAGCACTTTTACCGTAGGCTATGCCGTAGGTAAAAGAAATAAAAATACTTTGCAAATAAATGTCCAATAAGTGTCCTTTGGACACCTAATAGTATATGTAGGGCAAAATAATAGTCGCCCTACGGCAAAGCACACTGGCAGCCTGAGGGCTGCCCCCTAGTAATTGCCCTAACCTACGGCTTCCGCCTTGGGGCTACAGCCTACGGTTAGGAAAGGAAAACTGCAGCGCTTCATATATTTCGCGCTGCTACTACGCCTATGGAAAGAAAAAGAACTACTGCTGCATCTCATAAGTCCGATGCCATTAAAAAGCAAATTATAGATTTTCTCATGCAAGGTTACTCGGTCCAACGAGCCATGGATGCCGTTGGGAGAAGTGTCAAAACTTATGAGTACTACCGCAAGACAGACCCTGACTTTGCAGCAGGTATAGATAAACTACGTGCGTTGACCGCCCGTGGTGAGATAGGCGGTCCGACCCAAGAGGTACCCGCATTTGAAATTTTTTGCGAAAAGTACTTAGGGGTACAAGTATTTGAACACCAACGCCACTGGATTGATTTACTAGAATCCAGAACGCCTACGGATGTTCACCCTTCCATTATTTACGAACCAGGTGATAAAGACCTGCTCATTGTGAACACTCCCCCTGAGCATGCTAAGTCTACAACTATTACCGTTAATTTTGCCGTGTACATGATTTGTAAGAATCCCAATATCCGAATCATGGTTGTTTCTAAAACACAAGCCATGGCACAAAAGTTCCTGCTCTCCATAAAGAACAGACTCACACATCCTCGTTATCAGGATTTACACCTCGCCTTTGGACCTCCAGGCGGCTTTGAAAAAAACTCTGATTCGTGGAAGCAGGACCTTATTTACCTATCATCTGAGTCACGCGACTCTGGTGAGAAAGACCCAACAGTTCAGGCTATTGGTATTCGTGGACATATCTACGGTGCTCGTGCTGACCTAATTATCATGGACGACTGTGTTGACCATACCAACGCCCATGAATATGAAAAGCAGATTGACTGGATTCAATCCGAAGTTATGTCTCGTATTGACAATGACGGAGGTAAGTTACTTGTCGTAGGCACTCGCCTTCGCCCAAAGGACTTGTACTCTGAACTTCGTGACCCTATGCGATACCCAGATGAAACTTCACCTTGGACTTACTTTGCTCAGCCTGCGGTATTGGAATTTGCTGACGACAATAAAGACTGGGTAACTCTATGGGCTAAAACAAACATGGCTCCAGTTTCAGGTAGAGGTATTCCAGATGAAAATGGACTCTATACCAAATGGGATGGCGAGGCTCTTAATAAAAAAAGAAGTCGCATGTCTCCAAATTTATGGGCAATGGTTTACCAACAACAACAAGTACACGAAGATAGCGCCTTCCCTTCCGAATCTGTCAAAGGTGTAATCAACGGCGCTCGCAATATCGGTCTAATACCAAAGAATAAATCTGGTAACCGTGAAGCGGGCATGGATGGTTTAATTATTGTTGCAGGTCTTGACCCAGCAATGGCTGGCTATACCGCTGCTGTATGTCTTGGCATTGATGTCAATACCCAGAAGCGTTATCTAATAGATGTATCCAATGTCCAAGGCATGAAACCAGATGCTATCCGTCAGTTGATAAAAGACTGGACCGACAAGTATACGATTTCTGAGTGGCGTGTTGAAAAAAATGCATTTCAAGCGATGTTGACTCAGGACCGCGAGGTGCGGGAATACCTATCAATGAGGGGTGCCATACTTAAAGAACACCATACTGGAAACAATAAATGGGATACTGACTTTGGTGTGGCATCCCTTACTACTTTGTTTTCTGGTTATGACGAAGGCACAAACTTAATTGAGTTTCCTTCTACTCACATGTCAGAAGGTTTGAAGGCTCTTATTGAACAATTGGTTACTTGGTATCCAGATGCTCCTAAATCACAAAAAACAGACTGCGTAATGGCTTTCTGGTTTGCAGAACTTGCAGCACGCGACAGAGTTGCCAACGCAACTTACTTTGCTCGCCGTCACTCTGCTAATTCTATTTTTCACACTAAGTACGACAAATCCCAACAGGTCACTGTTAACCTCAGTGATTACGCTTACAATTAAGATAGGAGGTGAACATGGCACTTTCAGTTGAAGAAATTAAGAATCACTATGACCGTTACCGCCGTATGTATGATGACCGCGACCAACGCATGAATCAGGTTCTTCAAGTTCGTCAAGGAAAGATGCGTGATGTTTACCCTGACCTTTTCCCCGATGGTCCTTTTGAGAACCCTATCGTGGCAAACATGGTTGATATTGCTGCTCGTGACTTAGCAGAAGTGATTGCACCTTTGCCATCCTTTGGCTGTACATCAACATCAATGTCTACAGAAACTGCTCGTAAAAAAGCAGACAAGCGTGGCGAGATTGTTAATGGCATTGTAAATTTTTCTGACCTACAGACTCAAATGTTTAATGCTGCAGACCGTTATGTTACCTATGGTTTTGTTCCAGTACAGGTTGAAGTTGACCTTGATGAGCGCATGCCACGCATTAAGTTCTTTGATTCACTAGGTTCATACCCAGTTGTAGACCGCTATGGTCGCGTGACTATGTTTTTCCAGCGCATGAATAAACCAACAGAAGAACTTATGGCTAAGTATCCAGAAGTAGCACATCTTATTTATGATAAGAACAACACTTCTACTATGTCTGAGATTGTTCGTTTCCATGATAAGGACCAAGAAGTTCTATTCATGCCTAATAAAAACAATTTAGTATTAGACCGTGCACCAAACTTGATGGGTGAGTGCATGATTCGTATTGTTCAACGCCCATCTTTGGATGACCAATCCCGTGGTCAGTTTGACGATGTACTTGCAATTCAAGTTGCCAAGGCTCGTTATGCACTTCTTTCCTTAGAAGCAGCAACCAAAGCAGTACAGGCTCCTATTGCGATGCCTTTAGATAGTCAGGAGTTAGCCCTTGGACCAGATGCAATTATGCGTTCCAGTAAACCTAATGAAATTCGCAGAGTCCCGCTTGAACTTCCTAACAATGTGTTTGCGCAGCAAGGAGTTCTTGAACAAGAACTGCGTTTAGGTTCACGTTTTCCTGAGGTACGAGCAGGTCAATCAGATGCTTCAATTATTACAGGTCAAGGCGTTAAGGCTCTTATGGGTGGATTTGATACCCAGATTAAAACAGCCCACGCAATGTTTGCTCGTGCATTTACAGAGTTACTTGGTCTTGCCCTTAAGGTAGATGAAGTTATATTTGCAAGTGAAGAAAAAGAACTTAGAGGTATCTACAACGGTACACCTTACAATGTTAAATACCGTCCAGCCAAGGATATTGATGGTGACTACACCGTAGATGTTCAATATGGTTTGATGGCAGGACTTGACCCTAACCGCGCATTGGTCTTTGGACTACAAGCACGCGGTGATAAGTTAATTTCCCGTGATTTCCTACGCCGTCAGATGCCTTTTTCTTTCAATGCTACACAAGAAGAACAAAAGGTTGAAACGGAAGAACTACGCGATGCTATGAAACAAGCAATTGCTTCATACGCACAAGCAATCCCAGCCCTTGCAAGTCAAGGACAAGACCCGTCAGACATCCTCCGCAAACTTTCTATGGTTATTAGTCAACGCCAAAAGGGTACGCAGATAGAAGAAGCAATCCAGATGGCATTTGCACCACAGGTTCCCGCCCCTGCTGCCACTGCCCCTGTTGCTGGAAGTCCTGAACAAGGCATGCCAGGTGAGGCTGCAGCAGGTGGCGCGGGTTTACCTATGGGTCTATCAGAAACTGGTCGTATGCAGGGCATAGCCCCTGGACAAATCGCACCAGGTGGTCGTCCAGATGTTCAATCACTACTTGCATCTTTAGGTGCACGAGGTGAAGCAAATCTACAAGCAACGGTCGCACGGCGACTACCTATCTAACGGGAGGAGGGTAAACCATGGCAAACACAAGTACAGCAAAACTTCCAAACAATCAACCTGGCAAAGGCAGCAAGCCTGCTAATCAGGGTGGTGCTGGAAAAGCAAATGTACAACAGCCTAAGAACACTGGTATGCCGAAGGCTTCAAAGCCTGGCGCAACCGTCACAATGTTCACAAAGCAACCAAAAGGTACACGCGGTTCAAAGTAATTTTGCGCAGTTGCCACCGTACAGCAACTATAAATAAGTGGCGAACTAAACCTGAGTATGTTTTGAAACTACTCACTAATTTTCAATAGCGCTCTTATAGCGGAGGACAAAATGGCAGAAGCAAAAGCAACTAATATGCAAGTATCTGGCACAGGTGGTGCAGGTACTAACGGACAACCAGCAACTTACATGTCAAATGACTATGAAAGAACTGGCGATGCTGGAAATATGGAACTTCAAACATCAGCAATGATGAATAAATCAGGTTCTACTCCAACTGCTAATCCCATGGCTTCACTTCGTTCTGCTGTAAGCCAGAATCAAGATGTTATTCCTCTAGGCGCACCAACAAATAAACCAGATGAAGCAGTTTCTGCTGGTGCCGCAATGGGCGATGGTCCAGGAAGCAGCGCACTTGCATCATCTGCAATGCTTTCAGCAATGAACGATGCTGATTTAGCAAAACTTGCATCTCATTTACCAGTATATGCGCGTATTGCAGAAGGACCTAACGCAAGCGCAGCATTTAAAAATTGGTATCGTTGGTTAAGGACCCAAGTTTAATGACTTGGTTTAATTCACTTGGAAAGATGGCTAAATCTGCATCAGATTTTACTGGTCTTTCAGGATTATTTCACGATTTATCTACCGCTGGTTCTAATGATGACCCTTGGTATGTAGACGGATTAAACCTTGCTAAAGATGTAGCACAAATTGGTACTACTCCAGTGCGCG